GTCATCGTTTATAGTTACAAGACCACTAGCTATATTAACATCAATTACATCAGTTGTTACTGCTTGGTTGTTAGCATCACCTGCGAATATTTTTCCTTCATTTAGGTTAGGTACGGCATTGGTTCGACCTGCACCCATGATGTAAATTTGTCCACTACTACCATCAACTCGTATAACCTTAGCAATCTTCTGAAGCAGATTACTTTCACCAGTTGGTGGTGTATTTACAAGCGTACCACTAGGACCAATAAACAACTCATCGCCTACGGTGAACCCACTTGTGTCTATTCCTATTAATTTACCATGGGTAACTATATCACCCATAGCATTATTGTTTACATTTGCTGATAAAATACCAATAGAAGGCATTGTGCCACTACCATCCGAATCAGCTACATCTATGGTAAATTGTTGACCTTCTACATTTTGTCCTGATATGTAAACTGGTGTACCTTTTGTTAATGTGCCACCTGTATCATTCTTTCCTTGTACGTGAATAGCACCAGTTAAATCGCCAATAAAGTCAGCCGTTACTGTGTTAAATGTAACATCATCCCCAGTTCCTAATTCTAAATTATCTCTTGCAGTAGCTACATTTTGTAAGTCAGATAGGTTCTGTGACTTCTCTAAATAGATAGAACCACTACCAGTGTTTCCTCCTGAGCTTCCTATTGCATTACCACCAGTCGAGCCACTGCCACTTGTAACATAGAAAGTGTCTAAGTCGTCATCTGTTGCTGTCTCAACATTTAATTCGATAGCGTTTACATTCCACACATAAGATTTGCTATCCCATGAACCACCGAGAAAAAAGAATACAGTACCACCATCATTAAAGTAATTTAATGTTGTGTCAGGTTCATACTCACCATATAACTGCGCCCTAAGATTCCTTCTGTTATTTCTACTAATGTCAAGTATCTCTGCTAGCAATAACTCTTGATGATTTGTATATGTACTAGCACCATCTCTACGCCATTGACTTAAAATAGTATCGTCTGATTTTTTTAAAGCAGATAAAGATGCACTTGTCGGTCCTTGGCCAAATTGCCATGTTCCGTAGTCATAATCAACGTTATATTCTCCAGTCTGGGTTAAACTATAATCAATCGCTGAAGTTACGCCCTCTATCTCGTCTGAATACTCAAGGTTAAAAACTATATCACGTAAATACCAATAAACGTCGTTGATTCCAGTTTGTGGCTTAAATTCTACTTTAAGCTGACCATCCGCTAGCGCAGGTATAGGGTCGGTAATTATTTGCTCAAATACTTTAAAAACATAATTACCATCGCTATCTGTTGTTTGATGTGTTTCGGGAACGTTTACATTTATTTCTGTTTCTGTTGTTGTCCAGCTATTCCCATCAAAATAATAGTCTGTTGCCGTTCCAGTATCTACCCATATTTTTACGTTAAATACGTTTGTGTTACCTATTGTGCTTGCTGTGTTAGCGTACCAAAGATTAAACTCTAAACTTAGGTTTCCAGTACCATCAGCTTGCCAGTACTGCTCGTGTACAATATCAGCATCACCAACATCAAACCAGTATTCACGATTAAATTTCATACCTTGGAAGATGCTCTTATGGTCAAACTGACCTCTTACTACTTTAATGCCACCAAAGTAGTTATTTGTTGAGCCACCCAATATTCTAAGATTACCCGCACTTGACTGAAATGTTGTTGCGCCAAACTGAAAAGTTAAATCAGTAGCTGTTTTAACCCCATCTTTATCGTATGTAAACTTTCGAACAGCACTCGGTGTTTCTACTGCACTTATTTGCGTGAGTGTCCAATCACCATTTGCTTGTCTAAGTATTACACCATATGCCCTGAGTAAATACAGCAAGGCTGTTTCAAGGGTTAAAGGTCTATCCTCCTCGTCATCTGTCTGCCCATATATTCTGAATCGTTCTTTTTCATGATACACTTGATTTAGTATATCATCACCATCGTTTAACGCGTTAGCCTCCCATGCTGTAAAACTTAATATATCATTGTCATATCCGAGTGTATTTAGTATATCAGCAATAAGTACAATAGCCTTTTCTTTTTCAGGCGTAGTAGTGAGAGTAAACTCACCTCGTAATAGAATATCCTTTGCGACTATCTTTGCTGTCTGATTACCATAATTTTGTTCTGATATGGTTATTAAGTCAGGTACAACAAATCCAGTCCAAATTACATCCGAACCTCTCTTTAATCGTACAGCATACTCCCCAATTTCGCTTTCTGCGATGCTTATTATCTCTGACCTATGGCTACTATCATCTACACTTATATCGCCAGTACACGACGATTTTTGAAGCAAATTAATAGAACGGAAATCACTCTCTTCATAGTTTCTTTTTATAGAGATGCCATTCCACTCAGTACTTGAACCACTATAACCACTCTGAAGAATTTCAAACGTATATGTATATACTGTCGAATCTGTATCGATAATTTTCTTATCGACGAAATAATATTTTAATCCGTAACCCGTCATCGACCCAAGCTGTAATTGGCTTCACTTAACGCCAACACAAGGTCAGTACCCTTTACTCTAAATTCACCACCGAGTTGCATTCTTTGACTCGCTCCTTGTGCTTGCAATCCTCCAAAGTCCTTCATCGCAAGTATGTTATCGTTTGGATGAAACTCAACAACCTTACCACTATCAGTTATAAGAGCATCACCTACGCTTGTTTTGTTTCCAAAAAGGGCTCCTCCTATTTTCCCAAGCAGTCCACCACCTTCGCCAAAAAAACCCGATGTCATTTTACCACCTATTGTCAGCCCGCCACCTAGTGTAAAGGATAAAAGCATCTGAATACCCTTGCCAAGCATTGCCTTGCCTAATTCTTTTAATTGGTCAAGCAGGCTTGTCCCCTGCATAATAGCAGTGGTAAAAGCATCAGCTATAGAATTGCCCAAATCTTTATAAGCCTGATTCATTATCATCGTGTTTGATGTAATATCTCTTGCTCCTTTTATTATTTTAGCAAAAAATCCAAGTGTCTGCTCTGCCTGAACTGGGTCTGTTTTTATTGTTGCATCAGCTTGCTCTCCAGTCTCTGATGGTGCTGTTAATGATAAATTTAACAACTCAGACAAGCCAAGCATATCTAATAATCCAGTACTAGCTGAGCTTATGTAATCCCCTAAACTTTTAAATTCATTGTTATAATCTTTCTGCTCTGTTTTTAGGCCTTCTAATTCATTTGCCAGCATCCTGAATGGATTGACTTTATTTAAGTCTGAAAGGCCTTCACTTATATTTCCTGCAAAATCAATACCAGACTCAGACAATCTTTCTGCATATTCTGCTTGAGCCTGCAGGCCATCAGCTACCTCCTGAATAGACTTAGAAGCGCCCTCCATAAATGGTATCTTTGAGAATGCCTCAGCTGTTTTACTGGCGATATCTGCAACAATCCGTAGCACCTTGGCCTTCACAGTTTGAAAGCTAGAAATCATCCAATTAAAGAAATCACCAAATGCACCAGTAAATGTTCTTATCAAAATTAAGAACGCATCAAGGAAGACACTAAATGGATTAAGCTTTATAACAAGCTGTGCTAGTGATACAAGCGTGTTTCTCCACCAAGATACATCGCTTATTCTTTCAATAACTGCATTCCAGTTGTCAAGCAAGTAAAACAAAACCCCTGACAGCGCCACCACTCCTGCGATTATAGCTGTTATAGGGCCTCCTAATAAAGCTATTGCTCCGGCTATTACCCCAAGCGCTGTTCCAACAACAACAAGGGCAGGTCCTAATCCTGCTAATATTGCAAGCAACTTCATTACAGACTCTTTTGTTTCATCAGAGGCATTTGTAAAGGCTCTCACCTTGTCAGCTACTGAATCAACCACTGTCTCTAATTTTTTTAATATTCCTAAATCCGCAAGCTCAATAAACATTCCCTCAATGGCTGAACGCAACTCGGTAAAAGCCCCACGCAGTCCTTGCATCTGAGTGTCTGCAACTCTTTTTGCTGTGCCACCTGAATCTGAAAGACTTGCTTCAAATTCTCTTAGCTTATCAGTGCCTTGCGATAATAGCGCAACAAGTCCAGGACCTGCTCTTTTCCCAAATATATCAATAGCCTCTTGAGTGCCCCCTGACTTTTGGGTCAATGTATCAAGAATATCAGCCATTGGGAGCATGTTTCCATTAGCATCATTCATTGAAAATCCTAGCTCTTGAGATGCCTCCCCTAACGTAGTTAATATACCTCTCAGGGTAGTGCCTGCCATGCTTGCCTGAATACCTGCATCCGATAGCATACCTATAATAGCTGATGTTTCTTCTAGTGAAACACCCATGCCTGCTGAGATAGGCGCTACAAATTTCATAGCATAGCCTAACTGCATTAAGTTAGTATTGCTTGTAGTGAAGGTTTTTGCCATTACATCGACCACATGGTCAATCTCGCTCGCATCCTTACCAAATCCAGTAAGAATATTTGATGCAATATCACTAGCTGTGGCTAAATCCATCGCACCTGCACTAGCCAAATTCAATACTCCCGGCATAGCTTTCATTATCTCAACAGTATTAAAACCTGCCATTGCCAAAAAGTTCATTCCTTGAGCTGCCTGACTTGCTGTAAACTTTGTCGTGCTACCTAGTTCTTTTGCTTGGTCACGTAATAAAGCAAACTCTTCACCAGTAGCACCAGTTACTGCTTTTACCTGATTCATGGCCTGCTCAAAATCCATAGCAGTTTTTACCATGGCCACACCAAGCCCAGTTATTGGAACTGTAAGCCTTCTAGTTAGTGTTTGGCCAGTTGCTTTGACTTCTTGACCAAATCCTTTTAATAAGCCACTAGCTTGCCTTAAACCTTTTTGAAGGCCCTTTATATCAGCGCCTAGTATAGCATTAAATCCACCTATGCTTGTTGTATTACCACCTACTGTTGTTGACGCCATTGCTTTCTCCGTTTGTTGCTTCTCTCGATAATATCCTCAAAATCTGGTCGGCTCATTTTTTTATCGGCTTTTTCGTTTTTAAGTGGAAGCATTTTATTAGGTGTTAATTTTCTCCTGCCTTTATTATCTAAGCCTGAGTAAACGGAAGTAAGATAGGAATTTAAACGCATCACTGTATAGTCATGCAGTACATTCTCCTCGAAAGCCCTCGCCATAAGATTAAAGTCGTAAACAGTAGTTTTTCTTATATTTTCAGGCATTAAACCCATTCGGTAGCCCAAAATATACAAGTCCTCTAATGTTGTTACCGACCCTTTTTCGGCCGAGGGCTCTTTAGGTTTCCCACAGATTCTCGAACTAAGTCAAATATCTCAGATAACTGTGAAAAATCCATTGTACCTATTGCCTCTTTTGGAACTTCTTTGCCTCCTGACGAGGATAAGGCTTGGATAAATAGCTTAATGTTAGCAACCTTGTCAAGCGCCTCATCAATACTATTTAGCCCAACCCCTGCCTCTTCAGTAAAACGCTCTAAAGCGTTGAGGTCAAACTTAAAGAAATACTCGACACCATCTATCGAAATTGATTTCTTACCTTTCATTAGCTAACAGCTACTCTAGATAAAGCTCCATCACCAGTAAAGCTACCAGATAGAGTTGCTGTATCTTCATTCGCTGCAACTAAACTAACAGAAGATAAAGAAGCTGTGCCAGTATAAGAAACACCCTTTGTAGTATATGCTCCTGACTGTGGCTCAAATTCAATATCAGCTTGTGTTCTGTTTATAAGATAGTCGACTAATATATCAACAGTCCCAGTTGTAGTTTCAAAATCAGCGATTCCGTCTAGGTCAACGCTCCATGATTTTTGTCCTTGAATATGCTCAGCCCATCCTGCCGAATCTTTTGTGGATGAGTCAGGTAAATCCATTTCAATGTTAAGTGTTGCCGAAGTGGTCGCTGCAAATGCAGTACCATCGTCTTTCAGCAAAATTAATGTTCCGTTTACTGCTGCCATTGTGTGTGTATTTAATTGAAGTTAAACTTTGTAAAAGATAAAAAAATCTAAGGACTTTTAATACACCCTTATTTTTCTTCTATTACGTGACGAAATCTTAACTCCCGAATGAAGTAAGTATAGGTATCAGTCTTTTCTTTAATAAAAATGTCATTATCTACAACCGAGGTTATGACATTAAAGTCATTTAAGTTAAAAGGAACTGGCCTTGCTCTTATAATCTCTTTTACTTGATTAACGACGTTATTTAATTTTGCACGACTTCCATTATCCAAAGAAAACCTATCTACAACGCTCAATGAAAAAGTTACATTATCCATAAACGTTGACTTTGTAGAATTATCAGTAAGGGTTGTATCTGCAAACTGTATATGTGGATAAGTCCCATTAGAAGGAACCTCATCATAAACTGGCACTGGACTACCACTTAATGTTACATTAGTGTTTAGTAATGTATAGTACGCTGTTTGAAGTTGTGTTGTTGAGTCCTTAGCCATTTTTCATCAACCTCTTGAGATTTTTTATTAGATTTGGTTTTTCAGCTTCAAACGCAGGAAATAAATATGGACGTGGCCTTACACCACCCCCACCACCGTTTGATTTTTTAAACTGTATAGCTACATCAGAGTAATCAACACCACTTATTTTTGTATTCACCCTTGACCTAGTTCCGAACTCAACGTAAGGAGCATACTCAACATTTGTATATACCCTCCTTCCTATGCCACCAAACTTCTCTGTTTTTAAAGATGAGCGTAGCCTTCCACTATCTACTGGTACACGATTTTTTGCATCACTCTCTATTTTTAATGCTGAAGCATTTATAAGAAACTCCGCTTTTTTTTTCATCTTAGGAGTGAGGGTTTCAACATTTCTCATAACCCTTGCAAACTGCTTTTTATTTAAGGAAGTTCTAAGCATTTACATCCTCAACAGCTACAAGTTCTGTATATGAATGTTGCTCTCCTCTATCTCTTGCATACTCTATGTTAAATGTGCGCCCATCGTACTGCGCTCTTAACAAATAATCGTATGTGGCTCTATCATATCCAAGGTCAACAAAATCATCTCTATAACGAGTTACAATTTTATACCTTATCTTGCCTTTTAATCCACCTATTTCGTAAGCCTCAGAGCCTGATACAGCGCTTATATTAGCCCATACAGTTGATAGTGTATTCCAGTCTTGTGTATTCCCTCCCATACCATCCGATGTTAGAGAATAATACTGAAAAGTTATTCTCTGTTTCATCAAGCCAACATTCGCTTGTCTGTTCTTTGTTTTCATTCATCAGATTAGTTTGGTGTATTTCTTAAAGAATGACTTAGAATTATTAGGTAATTCAGATACGCTACCTTCTACTAAATCTTGTCTATCTTCGTATGACGAAAGTACACATTTTTTAAGACCAGTTATAATGCCATTAGGAATAGTTGTATATCCTGCGACATACACAACCTTTAATCGTATTCTCTGAAATGGCGCTTCATACGCATCGACAGAATTAAATACTATTGTGTCACCTTGTAAATAATAATCATCCCCGACAGTCAATGCAGTTTCAGTGCCTTGGTTATTGATGGTTTTGACAGAACTCACCGACTGTACGGGGAATAATGGTAAATCAACTCTTTGCCCGAAGCTTTCCCATTCAGCAGTTACTGTCTTTTCTATGAGTTGAAATGAAAAGTTTTGCTCTACCATATCAATAATGCCAGCAACCAAGGATGTTATTAGGCTGTCATCATCACTTGTTTCGACTTTCATCCACGCTTTTGCATCGGATGTGCTCAATACATCTGTTGCAGAATTTGTTCCAGTATTGGTTGTCGATACTGTTACAACTCCATTTAAACCATAGTCAGGTGTCCGTATGCTACTACTAAGCAAGCCCATTTAATTCATCCATAAGTTTTACAGCTTTACTTTTTGTCATTCTATCAATTATTTGATTGCCTTTTTTGACGTAATACATTGTTTTTGTAGTTTCGTCTTTTTCGATATGTATTTTATCCGCCTTGTTGTAAGCACGTTTATCTTCTTTTGTCTCATACAATAAGCCACGCTTTAACATATCAGTCAATGTTGATGAATCAGCGTTAAATGCTTGGTCAATTTTGTACGGTTTTTTACCGTATCTAAAGTTTTTTCTACATCTATAAGGCATAACAGTAATTTAGTTAGAAGGATGGGCAGGAATCGAACCTGCCCAAGTTCCAAACATCCTTATGGTAATCTTAAGAATTACCTGCATTCTGTATCGCAGTAGTAAAGTTACCAAACGCACCTGCATTAGGCAAGTATGTTGGTAGTGCTAAACGACCACTAATTTGTACAGTTACTAAGTCTTTAACCACATTGTCTTGGTCTTGCTCGTAGAAACGAACCTGCATAGACTCACGGTCAAATAAAGTACATAACTGCGGGAAATCAGCAACTAAGAAGTCATTAGCATTTCCATCGGTTGCATTGATTGCGTTTGTAGCAATAATAGGTACGCCACGAACAACTGGAGTACGGCTACCAAATACAACATCGTCAGGGAATACATAACGTCCGTCTGAATCCTTTCTACGAATCATTTCATAGAAACGACCTATTGACATCATAATTGCAGATGGTCGATAGTTTCTATCCTCTACCTGCTTGATTGCTTCCATTAAAACATCATGCTCAGTTGCATTAGCATCTAACACATACTGGTCTAAAGTATAATCAGTAGAAGTCACAGTTAAGCCATAAGTAGAGTCATATAGCAACCAAGAATCTTCTTCTTTCATATACTTCTCCATACCTCTTAAAGATATATGGCTAGCTAGTCCTGCAGTATCATTCAATGCTTCTTTAGAAACACGGAAATGAGCAGCAATCTTTTCAACAACAGCATCAGTTGCAGTTAGGTCAAAATCGTTTTGTCCAGAGGCATCACCTTCAGCAACAATAGCAGTATTGTCTGTGAAGTTGCTTTCTTTGATGTAACGAATTTTGTCGCTGTTAGTCGTGCCATTTGGTAGGAATTGTCGCACGTGAGTTTTTCGCTCAGCATCGTACTTCATGCCTGCAACATAATCAGCAGGAACTACATCACCAGTATAAGCATCAGCTTCAGTTATAACAGCCTTGGTGCTCATTGTAAAGCCAGATGTTTGTCCAGCCTTAAATGCTTCCATTTGCTCTTGAGTACTTTTGCTTTCTAAAGCTTCTTGCATCATGTTCTTTACAGAACCCTTTTGTGCATTTCCACCAAGACGATTATGGCTTTTTTCAATAGCTTCTAATCTGTCTTTTTGGCTAGAAATTAACTCTTCAATGTTTTTGATTTCAGACTTGGTAGCTGAATCAGCCTCGCCTGCAGATTTTACCTGCTCTTGTAATTTATCGTAACGGTTTTCAAGGTCGCCTTTAAGCACATCCATGTGGCTTTTTACCGACTCAAGTCCTTCAGATATAGTTTTCTCTAAGTCCATTTTTGGAACTCCTTTTGAATTTTTATTTTATTATTAAAGTTATCAAACAGCTTTAGAATAAGCTCGGCTTCATCTTCTTTTGGAGTGACTTGAGTCGGCTCTTTAGAGATAAGTGAGCTTTTTAATGCTTCTTCGAGATGCTTGATTTGTTTTTCAATTAGCTTATATGTTTCATCAGTATAATCACCTGAATAAAACGCTTTTGAAAGTTCTTTATATTTATCGACACTGTCCTTTACATTCCCCTTCATCATGCCACCAGTGCTAAGTTCGTTAGCACCCCAAGTAACTGTTGACCCCTCCCACATTTTAGCCTCTTTAACCATGTAGCAGTCTTTTTCGTTGTCGTATTCTCTTTTTACAAAATTAATGCCAACAGAATGCTCTGTTAGAACACCTTGCTTATATAATTTTAAAACATCTGTACCCAAATTAGTATCAGCTATCATTGTTCTAAAGTATAATCCTTTTCCATCCTCAATTAACTCCATTGGTTTACCAAGAACTTGTAATGGGTCGTGTTGATAAAGATGCATGATTCTATTTTTACCATAAGGCCCATTCTCCTTGATGGTCTTTTCATAGCAACCCTTCATCATTACATCACCATCAGAATCTTTAAAGTCAAATACAGAATAGTACCCCTCGACTATTCTTTTGTCGACATCGACTCCTCTAATTTCAGTGCTTGTATTTTTTGTAATCCAAGGTAAGCTCATATTTTTATCCTGCCTTTGTTCTTCTAGTTGAATATTTCTGTCATGACTACTACAAGCCATGTAATAAGTTTCGCCATCCATAGAGTGCGTGTGCGTTCCGTTGCAACCTAAAAAATCTGCATACTCTTCTGCCTCTTCTCTAGTTCTAAAATATGATAGCTGTGGTTTTTTTATTACTATCTCAATGCCATCAGACTTAGAACTCTGTGGGTGCCCTTTTGGTAACAAATCTGTATCATGCTTTCCACCCTTAAATCTACCAGTTCTTAAAACTGTAAGAAAGCTGTTGACTCGCCCCATCGCCCATTGCTGTGCGCTACTAACATTAGGTCGAACAGATTGAGGATTTGTTCTATATGCCCCAATGCCTCTATCGTAAACCTTTTTTAATGTACCTGCTGTTGTTCTTTTGCTGGCTACATCACCTACTTTTTCGTTATGCTCTTTAGCTTTATCTCTAAGAGTGTCCATAATCCCCTTAGTTTCTTCAGCTTCTTTTTGCTCCTTCTCTTCTAAATATTCAGCATCAATTCTTTTTTTCTCTTCATCTATTTGCTTTGATTTTCTTATAGCCCAATCAATACCCGAAGTTCCTCCCCAGCAATCCCACATCAAACCACCACAACCCTCGGTATATGGAACATCTTTATTTTGTCTATGCCTATTAAAAGAAGCCATTCTTTTTACAGTTCTCTCGCTCAAACTCTCCCTGCTTGCAAGTTGATTTGCTCTTTGCCAGCCTACTGGAGTACCGCAATTTTTCGGATTTCCCGACTCTTCTCGGTACTTTAATGCCCTTTTTGCGTTATTTGAGGCTGATTGTGGGTAATCGTTGTAACTCATAGGTGTAAATGTTTGCAACAAAGATAGGTATTTTTTACACCATTTAACAATTTCGTATATTTATTTGGTGGTAATATAATTTTTAGTTATGGATAAAGTAATATACAGAGTGCAAGAACAGCTTGATAACAACTGGGTTGTTGATAAGAATGACATCCAGTTACTGTTGATGTTTGCTATTTGTTACTGGAAACAAGTAAGTGAATCTCATTAGCTAACTGATTTTGTCGGGTGTTCTTTTGTTCCCTTCGATGAATAGATTGTCGTAGATGACTTTCTGCGCTTTTTATCCAAAACATCCTATGCTTCAAACAAATTATACGAATATTTTTTTTAGCACATTCTAAAGAGGCCATTAAATCACTCATGCGATAATCCTTCCACTGGGTAGCATCAAACCTTATAGTATCTGTATGAAACGCGCTTACCCCAGTCCCTGCTACATCTATTTGATAATCAGAATCAACTGTTCGTAAGCATTGGTAAGTATGATGGCCAGTATAGTAAGGTAAATTTATTCCTTTAAGCTTTCGGCCATGAAAAGTTAGCCATGTGTTCGGGTATTTTTTTAAAGCCTTTAAAATTGTTTCTACATAGTCAGGTGGATAAATTATATCATCGTCGCAAGATAGGTAGATTCCCCTGCTCTTTGGTAGCCAAAAAAACTTAGCATTATCTGTATAATCGCAACCATTAAAAACCTGAACATTATCACCATTTACCTCGGGTATATAATCGTTGCCATATACACGAACAACATCCACTTGAAAACGCAAGCTATCGACCACCTTCTGTAAGGTTTCTTTTCTTGCTTTTATAGTGGCTAGATTTGCAGTTATCATGTCATTCCAAAATTCCGACCCCAGTATTCTGTCATATTATAGTTATAACTTTTTGCTTATTGTACTAAGCAATAGTTCTATCTTTTTATCTATCAAAATTATCATGTCACTTTTTAATGCAATAAAAAACAAAACAAGTATTATTGCTACTTGCCAATCATAAAACATTGCCCATATCAAACAAGTAATGCCTGCAATTATTCCTAATATTTTCATCTACTTACAAGTGGTTGAATTTTTCTTAGTTTAGGATGCATCTTACTTTCGTGCTTCCCATGATAACATAATGATTTTTGTGGAAAGTACATAGGAATGCCTTTTTTGTAGAATGCTCTGCTTTGCGACCATCCAACACCACTACTTGTCATGCTTCTTCCGAACCTCGTTATGCTTACATCTTCCTGCTTAAAATTTATTGCCTCTAGGGTTTCTCTGTTTGTAAAATAACCGCAATCAGCGTAACTACTTAAATAGCTTGAAATGCCTGCCACGTCTATTTTCTTGTGCTTTATAGGTGTCCATATCTCTGGTCGGCCATCATTTAAAAGATTGTACACATAGTTACCCTTAACGTTGTTGTTTATGTACTTTGTTTTTTTATGCTGAACGTTCAAAAAATCATCAGGTAGGAATAAAAAAAAATCATTATCTGATTGCTTGCATATATCAAGAGCATATTGCCAATTTTTATAGAACAGCTCTTTTCCTTTGTGACGTAATCTATGAAATTCAGATATCCCTACAAAAGGCATAGGGTCAAAGTTGCTTCCATCGTCAATAACTATAGGCTTTTCAGGGCATTGCTCAATGACCCTTTTTAGCATTTTAGGTCTGTTATAGCTAAATATCAGAATCATCTAACATTCCTGACAAACCAAAACCAAGCCCAATATCAAAGCCAGCATCAAATATCTCTTCGGGTATAATAGGCTCATATGTTAATGTGCATCGACAGTTAATTGTGTTTCCTGCACTTGCTTGTGATGAATCTCCAGGATATTGCATTAACTCACCACTAACATTAAAAAAGCCTTGTGCATCTGCACTTCTTCCGCTCATTGACCAATGGTCAAAAAATCCACCTTTTAAACCTCTTGTTCTGTCGTCCATAGTTGAAAGCCACTTTTTTATAAATGGAACACCACTTTCCTGCGCACCAAGAAGGCTTCCTGCGTTTGAAGCTGAAACCATCTCTGTTCTTCCTATTAACCTACCTCTTTTTTTAGAAAACCCATAATCATTGCTAACTGTTTTTGCAAAATTAGGTATTGATGTGCCATCCTTTAATCCTAAAACAACCTGCTTGCGTATTCTTTTTCGAGTAGTTTTTGATACTCGTACAATCTTATCTGTTGTATCACTTTGCCTAAGCCATCTTCTTGCTATTGCTCTCCAATTAGTTTTAGCTTTTTTCTGTGTTTTTTGCAACTGATTAAAGCTATCTATTGCAAACATAGGTATAATCCTTTCATATACCTCAGTATAAGCTGAATCTATTGGCTCGTCTGTTACTATTCCCTCTAAGTCAAAATCAATAGAGCCAGTGCGCTCAACCTCATCGAGGTATTGTTTTAACTGTATTTTTAATGCTTTTGTAAATACACGCTCTGCAAAAGGCTCTAATGCTTTTCTTTTGCTATCTATTGTTTTCCACTCAATGTAATCTTGCTGTATCTTTTTTCTATTCTCATCACGATAAGTATTGTAGCAAATAGCAATAGCCTGCTCATTTGGAGTGCCTTCATTTAATAAAAAACGAACACAGCGACCCATGTAATCACCTCTTGGCTCGTTTTTATTTGGTTTTGGAATCGGCATAAAAAAAACTAGCTCCTATCACAAAGCTAGTCAAATTAACTAAGATGGAAAGATTATGATAAAAGTTCTCCAAGCACCTGCATAAATTGCTCTACATCATCAGCTGTTATCCAGCCTAATATAAGCGCTGTTGTAAGCATTATAGCTACAATATTACGGAGTGTAAATGCCTCAAGAAGCTCGCTTTTAGTTTGACTCCATTCTCCTGCAACCACTGCCTTAAGCGCTTTTCCAATGAATTGGTTTGGCAAGGGCAGTATGTCGAGCGCTCCGTGCAACACTTGTCCGGCTTTGTTTTTTCCTTCAGCAACTTCTGATATAATGCGTACAATTTTCCATTCCTTAATAGGTTTTTTCATTTCATCATCTCCGATATAGCATTAAATAAAGCACTTGACCCTAAGCCTGCACCAGTTGCCCAAGCTATAATCTTTTGCTTAAACTTAACCAGTTCAGCTATTTGTTTTTCGTTATTTGTTACTTTCTTTACAAGCCCTTCCTGACCAAACTCATTACCAAGTAAGGCTTCTTTAATATCTTGTATATCTTTAGCAAGCAACTCAATCATAGCCTCAAGGTTATTTACTTTATATTTCAGGTCTTTAAATTCTTGGTCAGTCATAATAGTGCCAAATTACATTAGATGGTTTATCTTTGTCAATGTCCACATGAATAAAATTATTTCCTATGCCAATGCGACTCAGGCCAACAGAAAGTAAGGAGTTAATTATTTTATATCTAGCAATGCTATCCTGAACCTTTAAATCTATTGCTAAACCTTTTGTGTGACTACTTGTTCCATCTCTGCCTTGTTCTTTTTCCCAAATTTTGCTTCTAAAGCCCGATGTCACTATAAAAGGCAACCCTGCTACCTGCCGTGCAATATCGAGCTTCTTCATTAAAACATGGTCCATATCTTGCAACTTGCATGGTGGATTACAAGTTTCAAAATCTCTTTGAGAAAAATATTTAAGCTCCGTATTCACTTTTCAATAGTTTTATCTCTTCCTCCGATAGTTCCGTGCTACCCTCGGAAACTAGATTCATTGGAATATAACGGTTGTCATCACCTAATGGTTCGTAGCCCATCTCCTTTCTTTTTTCATCAGCTGTTAACCACCACGCATTATTTAACCAGCTCACTAATGTTTCTCGGTCTTGACTAAGAGCATCAATAGCCTGAACATCAAAGTCTAAATGATATTTATTACCAGTTTTCTCGTTAAATATTGGAACGAGCGCACGATTCATTTCTGCATAATCTCTCGATAACTCAGGTATTACATTATCAAGATACAGCTGTTTTCGGCTTTCTTTCTTGTTGGCGTGTGTTTTGTTATCAGGGTCATTAAGTAATTCGCTTGGATAATTAAATACATTGCAAATATCTCGTTGCGTCATCTTACCTGCTTCAATAATTTCTAAATCGACTGGTGGCACCCCAAACTTTTCAAATCCTAATTTTACGCTTGAAACAAGCCAGTTCTTATAATTATCAGGGCCTTGCATCTGCCTTAAGTACTGTTCTAACTGACTTCTTTGCATTGGTGTGAGTTGTTCTAAATCAGGGTCGGTTGGATACACAACGCCACTTGCACCACCATTCTTCAGGGCCTTGCTTAAAGCTTGGTCGCCATCATTTCCTAGTCGCACAGACCTTCTCGCTGCTTTTAATGGACTCATTCCATATAAGTGTGAGCCAACAGCATCATAATCAGGATTCCAATATTTCCAGTGCATTACGGTATTAGCATCTAATTTATGCCCATCATGACCGTACATATCAATAACATAGCCTTCAATTAATGACTCGTATGTTGGATTGGCTACAATTTTTGTAAACTGTGAAGGCATTACCCACATTTCACCAAAAGTCCCATCACCAAGCTCAACAAAGTGCGTATATCCGTTGCCAGTGATAAGCTGAAATCCCTTCATGTTTTCGTACCATTCAGGATAGCCTTGTAATGGATTAGGATTATTTATTAACTTATAGAGAGGGTCTTGAGAATCCTCAACAGTTTCAAACGCCTCTTCTTTAAGCTCTAATAAATTATCGAGATTTTTTCTGCTTGCCTTTACAAAGTTTGCTTTTTGCAGACTACGATATTTTGTGGCCTTTCTCTCATCTTTTACTATGTGAACAATAGGAGGAACAGATGCTCCTGCTTTTGTGATTCCATTTATAACAGAATATACATCAGGGTTTAATTCATACCCATCTTCTATGTAAGCATTCTGCGTGTCATCAATGCTTATCGGTAGCCCTCTATGAAATCTAAAAAGCTGTCTATTTAATTCATTATATATACGCTCATTAGGCGCTTTTGTTGCTCGGAAGGGAACAAGGTCAGATAATCTCATGAGGTAAAATTTATTTGCATCTAATTTAACAAATTTTAACAAAGTTTGAAACCAATAAAAAAAGCCACCTAACTATCACGCTAGATGGCTTATTTCTACTAAGTTTAGGTATGCTTAAAAGTAAAGTTTTGTGTATAATTTTTGATACTGCTTGTCATAGCTTAGTCTATCAAAGTGACTTGCTTTATAATGCAATATAGATGAATGATGCATTTTTAATAGACTAGCAAGTTCAGATATAGTTAAATCGCACCAATAACAAAACAATGAGCGAATTCGAACATAATGCTCTATCCTGCTACGATTAAATAGCTCGCTTGATTCTACATCAACAGCATTGCAGTATTCATAAACTATATCATGATAACGATAAAATATTTGAGACTGTTGATTATCCTCGTGCGCTAAGAAAGCATTTAATGCTAAGGTGTACATTCTTTTTCTTTTATTAATTGAAGTGAACGTATTAACTGAAAGCTAGCATTCTTGGCCTTACCATTCTTAAAATAATAGATAGGCGTTGTTCCTAGTCCAGTTTTTCTTGCTAGGTCTGGAACGTGCTTGTCTTGAAGCCATTCATATATCTCTTGCTCTTCTTTAATTGATTTTGTCATGATAATTCATCCTCTGTAAGCTCTTCAGAATACATCCTAATTATTCTTCGGGCATCGTTAAATGCAACGATTATTCCATAATAGTAATCTTTGTTATTAGCCTTTTTGTGCAGGGCTCTTGCATTATTTAAGTGCGCCTCAAAGCATTGGTCAATGCAATCTAACAAGTGCTCCTTGTTTTCTTTGTGTAGCTTTAAAAAATTTCTTGATTCTTCAGATAAATATGCATTTTTCATGTGTTCCATAATAGTCCTCAAAAGTTAATTTATTTTTGTAGTGGATAAAGAACGCTATAAACTGGTTCATCACCACGTAGTTTTTTGTATTTTTTCAATCGACTATCAGCAACATCCTGCATTCTACCATCATAGCCCACATGCTCTCTGTCAGGCTTATCGACAACAACATTGCCAAGCCATACAGTTTTATTGCCAATCAGCCCAAAGTATTCTTTATACCAACCCATGTGATTAGGGTCTTGCTCATACAGTTTTATATGGCAGGTTTTATCTAGTCGTTTTTTCTTTTGCTCAGTCATCTTAGTATTGTTTTTTAATTATAAGTTAATATCCCAAACGTACATTTTAGCTTCATACAAGGTTGCAAAAAGTTGGTCATATTGCTCTTCCTCATATCTTGCAAAAATATCTGCATCAGGGTGGCTTACTACCCACTTGCATTGACCTTCAATTGTAATATCGAAGTAGATTTCAAAACCGTTTGTTAGTTGATAGTGGCCTTTGTTTATTTTATTCATCTTAGTAATTCCTTTATTGTTTACTTAAGGATAAATAAACTTTAGATAGCTTGCAAATATTTTTTTAATTTTTTTTTAATTTTATTCAAAAGCTACGTGATTCTCATCTGTGGCATAGATACTAATGTGATTTTTTTCAGCCATTAGTGGCTTTCTCTCTAGCATACGTTCAAACGACTCGGCACTACCTAGAATAATCCTTGTCATTTCTGACCTACGTTCGACAAAGCTTTTTAGCTTTTTGTGTTGCTCTTCTGTTTCACAAAACCAAACAGCATAGCTTATTACATCCTTGGCCTGACCCCATCCACTAAGGAAGGTGTCAGTACCCATTACAAAGTATTTTAGTTTTTGTTTTTGCTCTTCTGTTCTTCTATCCTCAATCATTTTATTCCACCTCTGTTCTATCTGTTAATGTTAATATAAGTTCTGAGTTTTTATAGTCATCACCACATTCTTGGCACACCCAATGGTAGTCATATCTTGACTCAACCCAGTTGTCCTCTTGATAATGGTAGTTACAGCTATGACAATGGCGTATCTCGTCATTTTTTCCCATCCAAGCACGTAGCTCTTCTATTCTGTCGTTGTCTATTGTTATATCTGTTTTTGGCATCTTAGTAGTTTTTAGTTGTTGTTGTCTTCTTGTTCATCAGGATTCCAAGAATCCTCATCATCATGCATCTCTGCATAGTCCATATCAGTTAAATATTCATCTTCAAAAATTCTTATTGGGCTGTTCATCTTAGTAGTATTAGTTATTTGTTTACTTAAGAATAAATAAACTTAATATAGGTTGCAAATATTTTTTAAAATATTTTTAGGAACGAGTGTTCCTTGCTTTAAACTATTGATATATCTAAAGCTTTTTTCTTCATTTTACTCATTACAGCATACCTTCCCGCATCTATAAGGTGATTGTATGAGTCGATAGGTTTATTTATAGGAAGCCCTGACCTATCTTTTGCCCACGTATAGCTTGAAAATTCCTCAATTAAATCTTTGCTTTGAGCGTGAAGCTTTATTGGATAATCTTGAAGCATTTGTATTCCAAACATAACCGAGTCCCTTCCTTTGCTTGCAGGTGTAACCCAAGCTCCACTATTCCGAAGCTCGGCTATACTTTTTGGCTCGGCACTATCAGCTACTATGTTATCCGTAATACCTAAATCTTTTATTATTTTGCCAATACTTTGGTTGGTAAGTTGCTTTTGATACAGATGTTGCTTCCAATATAATGCGCCACCGTGATAGCGAATCTCAACTAATGCTGTTGGGTCGTTTGTATATCCCCAGTCAAGTCCATAGACTCTCCACTTATATTCCTCAGGCCACTTGTTTGTAACTTCAAAGTCAGGGAAAACCAATCCCTCAAGCCTTCCTACCTCTCCAAGGCCATAGACCTGCCATCTGTATTGGTTAGCTGTACCTCGCTTTATATTCTCAGGTGTTGGCTCGTACAGCAGAATTTTCTCCCTGATAGATGGCTGTATAAAAGCGTTATCCCTAAATGTTGAAACAAACCAATCTACATCATCTCTACCGTACAGCTTTTCGTGTGCCCAAAAACTCGCCGAGGGATTAAAGTCAATGATTGACTGATGGCTTGTTCTCATACTGATTTGCTCAAAAATACCATATTCAATTCCGTTTGCTTCATTAAAAAAACAATGTGTTCTTTTACCTGACCGAGCATCTATTTCATCATTGTATGATTTGAACTCAATGTTTGAGCCTTTCTTGAAGGTAAAAAGCCTATCTGATTTATTGTGATTGACAAGTTGTTGCTGACAATAAGGGTCGCTGAATATTATATTCTGTGCATCTCGATATGCTCCAACTCTTAAGTTTGGTATATCCTGCCCAACAACAGTAATAATCAAGTCCTCTTCTTTTGTTGCTAGCGATATAAGATACTGAAGGATAGCGTAGGTTTTACCCGAGGATGTTCCTCCCTGATGAACTACGTATGGCTTTTTAGATTCTAGTGTCCAAAAGAAAAGGTCATTTACTTGTATCTTGTGGCCTGACATATTCAAAGGTTACCTTGTTAATTTTTTCACCATCTGTTGTATGGTCATTGTACTGCATCGACAAGGCTTTTCTTTCTTCATCTGTGCATATTAACTTATAAAGAGCAAGCAGTCCAGTTGGTGAGGTGCTTTTGTGTAGCTTTGAACGTATGCTTACTTTTATTTTTGCTTTGTTTTTTTCAATCGCATCTTTTATAGTGTCCATTTCGTCAGAATCCAATGGGAAGTGTTTGTAGAATGTTTCTCTTGATATTCCTAAATATGATGACACATCAGATATAAAAAATAGGTTGTGACTATCAATTAGTTCTAATGATTTTCTATATAGTTCTTCTTTTTTGTAAGCCATTAATTTGCCTTTTTGTTTGCAATTAACTCTTTTTCGCTTCCCTCTTCAAGCTCTCTTTTTCTTTTTCTTAATGTATCAAGATGCTCAGGATTAAGCCTATTCTTTTCACGAGCTGTTTTGACTTTTCTTATCCTTGCTATTTCATCGTCAAGTGGCTCGCACTTCCACATCTGTTCTAAAGAGTAATATACTATTGAATATCTGTAAGCAAGTTCGTTTTTATATTCAATACTGCTCACACCGTGAAGTATATCTTGGCCATTGAATATTGTTAGAGTATTATCCTCAACCTCTAAAGCAATATCAAGCGCAGGTATTACTAAATATCCCCCATCGACATCTTTTTTGAACACAACCATATTTGATAGAACACCTTTAAAGTTGCCACTATCAAAGTGATATTTTAGCGCATTGTTTTTGTTAACAATACCCGATGTGAATGGGCTTCCACCTATTGTCCAGTCCTGCATCACCTTATCCTCAACAAGGTTGTTGTGATATTCAAACTGTTCAGGAAAGTATTTATTATACATACCAGTCAATTCTTTTGCAAAGCTTGTTATTACGTGGTGTTGTTTCTTTTCATTAATGGCCATTGCAGTTGTGGAGCAATAGTCTTGTCGCATAGCCAGCCTTGGTGAATATCCAAAGATAGAGCTTTGACTTACGAGGCCACGTGACCTTTTACCCTTGGTGTATTTTATATTCTTAACAGCCCACCTTAAGCCTGATGTATCTGTTTCTAGCTTTTTGTATAGAACGGTTGGCTGATTGTTGCAATATATAATACAGTCCTCTTTAATAAGGCGAGATACATCTGAACGCTTGGCAGTTGTTTTCTTGTATCTATCTAAATCAATCTCAATAGGTTCAATGTCAATTCTTTTCATAGTGTTCTATAATTTGCTTCCAAGTATCGTTTGATTTTGTCATTATATTGGCCTTCAATGGCTCTTTGTTTACAGCCTCTAAAAGCTCTTTTGCATTTGAAACAACATAGCAGTTAACATTCTCCTTCCATATACTGTTCGGATTATCTGCCCACTTTTTGTGAACTATTATTGTTTGATTCCAATAGTCAGCTTCAAGAAAAGTGTATTGAGTTCCTCCGCCATCATTCTTGATAACAGACAAGTCAACAAGCTTTTTATATCCTCCGTATATTTTCTTACTATCGTTGAATGTTTTGCCATATTCACCTAGGTAATATTTATCAAAACCTAGTGGCTTTAATTTATGAAAATAATAGAACGGATTCTTACTTCCGTAAATATCAATATTTGCACCAAGATTATTAGCCTCAACGATTGTATGTGTTCCCTTGTCAAAATCAACACGACTCGGTGCAACAGCATTGCCCTTTGAAAGAACGCTTCCTTTCTCATACTTGTAAAAGGGATGTTCTATAAAATCGTTATCTATTCCCATTCCAATCAACAAGTCAGCAACAGACTTTCTTATAGTTATAACTTTCTTTGAGGCCCTGAGAAAGGATATTACGTTTTCATCAAGCTCCGTAGGGTCGTGTATTACAACAATGCTATTCTTAAAATATTTAAGGTGTTCTCTATGCTTTTTATCAATAGCTAGAAGGAACTTGTTTTCAAGAACACGAGCTTTCTCAAGTGCAATATTTTTATAATGAACACCATATCCGTATCGTCCACTTCCACGACCTGAGCCTGATATTTTTAGTATTGACTTTTTTGTGAGCAAAGCTAAATGCGCACTAAAAGAAACCCATCCACCATATTTACTATTAGCTAAATAAAAGTATGTCATATTATTTATATGTTTCTAACAGAAATAATACTACATCAGTATTGCTGTCAATATTTTCTGATTCTCCAACTTCTTCTAGTTTTTTTAGTGCATACTCGTATTGCTCGCTGTCAAAGTACAAAGTTATTTGCTTCACCTTGTTGTTTATATATGTATCGAGGTTCTTGTCAAGTTCATCTTTATCAAACTCAGGCTCGACAGCATCGTCAAAGTATGCTCCGGGAATATCAAGCCCCCACTCTGATAGGTCTTGAACCTCCCATTCGTTTGCTAGCACATCCCAATCCCATTCACCAAACGAAGCGTTATCCTTTATAATAAATTCTTTTTTCTGTTGTTCAGTAAAATTATTTATTTGAATTATTGAAACTTTCTTTAATCCTAGTTCAATGCAAGCTTGTAGTCGCATATTGCCACCAAGTACAGTATTGGTTTCATCTACAATTATAGGCCTCAGGTCCATCATTTGAGGAAATTCCTTTATAGATTTTTTAAGCTTTATAAACTTATCACCTTTTATCACCCTTGGATTGTCAGGGCTAACTTTAATTGTATTTATAGGTACTTTAATAGATTCCATGTTATGCTTTTTTTGTTTCATATCTTCTTTGAAATTCCTTTTGTATTCGATTAAAATAAGATTTAGCGTTTTTTGTTCCAAATAAGCCAAAATCTGTTGAGTTGTTATTTATTTTGGTAATAATTTTATATTGCTCAATAATTGTTTTGTCAGGCCATGATTCTAAACTTGTTTGAGCTATCTCTTTTGTAGATAGTTCTTTATGTTGCAGGAAAACGCCTGCATTTAGCTTGTACCAATCGTTAAAGCATTTAGCCAAGGCTGATATATTATTTCCATAACGCTTGGCCTCGTCGTAAATAACAGCCATCAGCCACTTAGGATATACTTCAATAAAAGGTATGTCATCTCCAAACAAAGGATTTTTTACCATCAATGTTTCATGTAGTCTTACAAGATATTTTTTGAGGGCCTCCTTTTCTGTTGGTAGTTCTTTTGTTGCTCCAATATCAGTATGAAACTTATAAAGAGTATTTAATAAATCTTTATTGTATTCAAATCTTGTACTTATTTCGTAATAATTATTTGCTTCTTTTTTTGTGTTTGCTATTCTCAAAACGGGTCACTCCATCTGTCGTTTTTGTTCTTGTTAAATTTTACATAATTGTTTGCCCATGTACTTGCTTGTAGTTTCCAGTTATGAATTTTTTTACCATTCTTGTGCTTCCAACCAAGCCCACTATAATAGTTAATAAAATTCTCGGACTCTATCTCTAGGTCTGATGAATTTATTTTCCCAGTTCCTTCAAAATATACAAGAGCCTCTGCCTTGTTGGGTGGGTTCTTTTTTACATTTTTATCATTCTTAACATTCTTATCATTCTTAGTAGTTGTTGATTGTTTGTTGTTGGTTTGTTGTTCTTTTGTTGTTCGTTTGTTGCTATCTGTGAATTCATCAAACTCCTCCTCCTGATAAGCATTGTAATTACATACAGTTATAACCGTTCCTTTGCTTGTTGATTGTTTGTTGATTTCACCAGTACTTTCCAATTTTTTAAAAACAGTTCTTAATTGTTGTGTAGTAAGCGTAAGCTCATATTGCATCACCTCAAAGCTTGTTACAAATGTACCTCTTTTTATAAGAGTTCCACGATATGCTTTGTCTTTATGATTTGCTTTAAGAAGGCAGTGCAAAAATACTCGTAAGCAATTTGGCTCAGAATACCACTCCCAATCAAGAAACTGTCTATGTAATTTAATCCATCCTTTGTACATCTTAGTTGATTATAAATAAAATAAACTTAGAAAGGTAAATCATCGTCAATTTTTTCTATATCAACATTAACTGACGGCTCGTTTTTTTGGTCACTCTTGCCACCAAGCATCTCAAGCCTATCACATACAATCTGTGTGCTGTATTTTTTCTCACCATCTTTTTCATATACGCTTGTGTTTATTGAACCCTCAATACAAACCAAGCTTCCTTTGCTCAGGAATTTTTCAGCTATCTCAGCTGTTTTAGAAAAGCATACTATGTTATGCCATTCAGTTTGCTCCTCACCTTTTATTTTTTTACTCGTTGCCATAGAGAACTTGCAAATCTGCATATTGCTTTGAGTAAACTTTGTTTCAGGGTTTTTCCCTAGTCTGCCTATTAATATTACTTTATTCATGATATAAGTTTTTGTCTTTATTTAATTTTTCAGCTTCTTGTTTGTAGTATTTGGCCAAGTCCATGACCTCTTGTTTTGTATATTTATGTATTAGTCTTGCTTGACTTTCTAAGAACCTTGCAGTTCCTATTCCGTATCGTACATCTATTTGCTGACCATGTCTGTACTGCTCGCCTGCCTGAAAGTTATTACACCTCTGACATTGAGCGTGCGCGTTTTTCTCATCCCATCTAGTTGCTAGATATCTACGACTTTGAAAGTGCCCACAGTCCATCTCAGCCCAATGCTTGACAGTATCGCAAGTTATACAATTGCACATACCGTACTCGTCAGAATCTCGCAAGCGTATGTACTTACTAAACCAAGTGTCGCATGTTTTCTTGGCCGAAGAGAGATTCTTGCTTTTGTTTAGTCCCATGCTTTAATGTATATATTGCTATTGTTGTTTTATTACCTAAACGAGTGGTAACAGTTTTATCGACTGTTGTAATATTATGCCCTGCACCCCTTAGGTCAAAGATAACTGCTGACAGTCTTGTTATTCCATATTCTTCAAATGCCTGCCAAGATGAAATACTTCCGTATCGCCTCAAATGGTCAAGCACTATTTTATACTGTGTCTGTTTCATTGTTTTTTTTGTTTAATTTTTGCGAACCTTCTCCAGTCAGTAACCGCTATGGCAATTGCATACAATGCTAAAAAGCCAAGCACTTGTGCTACTATCCCAATGGTATCAAGCAATACTTTTATTACTTCCATTTCGGTAGTCCTGAATCTTTCTTATTGTTGTATATGATGGGTCGACTGCCCTTTTGTCTATAAAGGCTCTGATTCGTGGGGCGGGTATCCTCGTTGAAAAGGACACCTCGTTTACATTTTGTTTTTTTACCCACTCACGTAATGTTTCTAGTTCTTTTTCAGGTGTCATAGTGTTTTTAATAGTTCAAAGTTGTCTTTTGATATTCCTACACCTTTCTGTCTTAAGAGACTTCTAACTGCATCTGCATCTAATTTTTGGTCTTGCATGTATTTTACAGTTTTATCCCAATTGTCCGTATTAGGATTGAGCCACTCACTTACAGATGGCGCTTTGTTATACTGCTTGGGTTGTGCTACTGTTTTATTAGCATCATCATCTTCTGCCTCTATGCCTAACAAAGACTGCAAAGTATATCTGCGGTAGTATGTAATGCACGAGCCTATCTTCTGTGGGTCTTGTAAGTCAGGTAAAGGCAGAAAAGCCTCAACCGAGTCGCCACTTTCTGTATCTATAATAATCGTGCCTACATTATTGTCTTTTATGGGTTGCAATAACAATAAATCTTCCGCAATCAATGCGGGTCGCACAGCCTCAATAAGCTGATTAATGTCAAAGTACCTACTATTGTAAAATGGGTTAGTAGCATCTTTCTTCATCTTGTCCATCGTGCTTGTTACTTTAAATAACTTTTTGTAAATCTTCATTTGTTCGCTCCATCTTTATAAATCCGTTTCCTTGTTTAGTTTTTACTGGTTCAATTATTTCACCAGTATGATTGTCAACGATGCTCACCCCATCTTTGGTGGCAATCTTTATTAGCTTTTCAATTCTGCGCTTTTCAGCGTCAGCCTCTTTCCACATAGACGAAGATTTGAAGTCAAATGACATCCTTCCTGCCATGTGCGTTATTTTGTTTCCACTTACTATAAGTGATTCTTTGTCATCAAGATAAGTTAGCTCATCTATAATTTGACTTTCTATCTGCTTAATCGCATATTCGATTTCGCTTTTTAAGGAGCGCAAAGTTACGTAAGCGTTGCTTGCTTTGAGTTGCCCTCCTTCTACCTTTTTAATTAGGTTATATGGCTCTTCTATTGGCATAGTTTACTAAGTATGTTCCAGTTATAGTTAATATTAAGCCTTGTATGGCTATGTGTTTTAGTGTATCTCCTTCTGCCATAAGAAAGGCGAGAAAGAGAAAAGTTGATATATATGCTATTATTTTTTTCATCTTAATTATTTATTTGTTTTAATATAAAAAAATATTTTTTAAATATTTTAGTCAATTTTATAGAGTTCTACCGTAGTAATATAATAGGGTACATACAAAGACTTGGTAAAGCCTTTATATTTATATTGTATACTTTCACTAAAAGTGTCTATCCATATCATATCAGAATGAGTTTCGTCAAAGTGTATATCTTTTAAGTCGTAGTCCTCTTTGATTTTTGCCTTTGCACCCTGAAGGGTTGTATAATGTTCAGTAATTTTTACGTTGCTAGGATTTTTTATGTCTTTATAAACGACTATCCATGTTATTGCTTTTTCCATATCCTTACCAGTTTTTTAGTTCTTGATTGATTAGGGCTTCCTCGAGGGCAGGTTGTATCACTTCAGCGATAAGCCACTCTTCGACATTCCACATTGCATTCATTGCATTAAATCGCACATCATTTTCTCTTTCTTTTGCTTTACCACGCACGTCTTGTAGAAGCTCTACTTGTGCTCTGTTCTCAGCCATTAAGCTTAGTATTCTTTCGTTCATTAGTTTTGTTGTTTTCATCTTAGTAGTATTTGTTTTTGGTTTACTCAATGATAAATAAACTTTATATACCGAGCAAATAATTTTATAAAATATTTTTAAAAAAAATAAAAAAGTAAGCTGAAGATGAGCTGAGGTCTTAAAAAATTAGAAACTTTCTACTGGCGTTTCTATCACTTGGGTAATTATGTTTTGGTCTGAATTTGATTTCTTAAGCTTGAAATCTACAAACCAACCTCCAATGTCGGTAGGATTAAAATTCTTTTCAACTGCCCAACCTGACTTACCTGCACCAATGCCATCAACATAGCTGCCCGACTGAATGTATTTTATTTTGTCTTTGTAGATTCTGCCATTTGGTGAAACTCTCATTCTAGCAGTCGATGGGTCGTACCATTTCTGATGTGTATGACCACGGACCAAGATATTAGCATCTGGGTATTTCATCGCTTCGATTTGAACATCTAGCATACCCTTAGAACGTTTAGCACTTCCACCAAAGCCATGATGGTAGTGTATCTTACAAATCTGACTGGAGCGCTTGTTCCTTAATCGCAAAAACACCCAGCCAGAATATGCACCCAACTGGATATTAACACCATGCTCCAAGTTCAATGCCCAAACGATTGAACGTAGTATGTCGTGGTTGTGAAATTTGTTTATGGTCTTTTCGTGATTACCATACGATATAAGGGCTATATTCTTTGCGTAAGGCTTTAAAAACTCTATAGTGTATTCTGCTACCAAATCAAGATAGGTACGCCCGTGCTGAATGAATTGTGGGTCTATATCCTCACGTTGCAGTCGTCTATCTCCATACGACCCCATGACATCTAACAAATCGCCAAAAATAAAGATAAGCCCATTGGCTTCTTTTATTTCGTCAAAGTGTCTTTTAAGTATATCCCTTTTACACCCAATAGAATCTAAGTGTATATCAGAACAAAAAAGTGTGGGAACTATGTCAGTAGAACGGCATCCATCAAACTCAAATAAATGCACATTTTCGGACAATTCTTCAACGTGCTTTTTCATATAATTTGGTTAGTAAAGGTTTACCAAAATTATTGAATTTAAACTGAAAAGCAAAATTACCAACAAATTACCCACACACTAGAATTACTCTTCAGTCTTTTCTTCAGCTTGAGCCTTTAAGGTATTTTCATACCCTTGCTTTACATATCTGATTTCATCAAGTTGCATCTGTAAACGTGCTTCTTGAACTTTCAGTTCTTCGATTCTTTCTTCTAATGTCATCTTGTATAATTATATTAGGGTTAAGACCAAATATAACTACCAAGCCAATCCTTTCAAAGTCGCAGGATTCTTTTGTGCTTCTATTTGGTCGGTCAATGATTGCTCTACATCTTCTTCGCCTACTTCAGCTTTAACCCAACCAAGAACGATAGGTTCAGTCAAGTCATCAAAAGCGATGTAATCTTCTGAAGATGGTTCAGGTTGGAAAGAGCAAGAACCGTACCGTCTGCCTGAATAAGACAAAGCGTCATCGCCTTCTCCAACAGTTTCGGTATGGGAGCAATCCCAATGTGCTACAACAACTCCTTTGTCAGAGTCGTTAGTGTATTCTAGTGTGTTAATTTTCCAGTTCATTATTCTGAGTCAGAGTTAAAGTTTGAGCGAATATCGTCAGTCCAGTAAGCGTTACAAACGTCTTGAACGCTTTGTGGTAAGCTAGTAATATCGTCTAATGGCGTTACTAGGCTTCTGTGATGTGCTTGTGAAATGACTTCACCATCATCTAGTACCTTCGTGGTTAAGCGAAGTTGTACTACGCCCGATTCTAGGACTTCTATTTTTGAGTATGATTCTTGTTTTTCTAGCATTGTTTTTAAGTTAAATATGATACTGTTATAGTAAAGGAATCGCCTGCCGATAAGCCCGAAATAGGTGTTAAAGATAATGAGCCATTATCTACATTACCAAAAATACCTAATTTGGTGCTAGTATCACCCG